CTGTTGTAAAGGAACTTGAAGAGTCCTATGCTCGTTCTAAGTCTCCTTCACTTCCAGTAGTTACTAAAGAAGTTGATGATGACGAAGATGATGCTCTTGCATACTTCTCTCGTCTTGCTGATGAGTGATTAAGAATAAAGTCTAATATTATCTGCTCTTTTGAGGGTTTCACTTACATACTGAGTGGAACCCTCTTTATATGGCATAATTTCTTCCATATCATTCAGAACAACATTTAGGAACGTTGGTTTTAAGACATAGATATTTCTCTTATTATCTTCAATTTTACTTTCATAATCATAGTTTGTAATTGCGGACGTGATATTATTTTTTGCTACATATTGTCCTAATACAGAATCATAAAATTCAACACTATAATTTGATGGAACTTGGAGTCCTTTTGGTACAATGATTACATCAGAATTATCTCTAACTTCAATTGTTTCGTAGTGATGTATTCCCAATATATTTTCTTCAGAACCATACTTGCTTATTAAAAAATTATAAAATGATTGTTGTGGTAATGGCCATTCGGTTTGAACGTTGAGAATGTTATTGCATAAAAGAACTAACCAGTCTAGGGTTTCATCGCCATAAACCTCAAAAGCAACATTGTCTGGACGATTATCACCGACAATTTTATACTTAGTGAAGAATGATAAGTCGCCAAAGATATCTTCTCTGAGTTTTCCTTTCTTAAAAAGATTCTTTACAGTTCTATATTCTGAGATGTTCTTAGTGTCAGCAGTGCGACTGACATATTCAAAATCTGGAACTTGTCGGAAGTATGTTGGCATTTTAGTAACCTATGTAAGTATCTTCATTTTCATCAATTTCTTTATAATCACTATCATAAATTGGCTCAAGTTCACTAAATCTTAGTGACAATTGATATGAAGTCATTGATCTATCTGGATTTTTATATGTCATATAAGTTCCATCTGGGGTATAATCAACATCACAACTTAGGAGAGCACATTTTTTAATTACATTAATTGATGGGTGAAATTTTTTTTCTTTATTATTATCATCATAAGTAATATAACGAATATTAAAAATATTGGGAGCCTTTAAAAATACATTTTCTTCAGTAGACTTTACTGACATCCCTTGTTTGAAAAACCGAATAATTTGTTTTACTTGAGTTGCTTCTTTATTATCTCTTGGAGATAATCTAAATGTAAAATTAAAAGGACGTAATGAAGGTCCATTAAATAAAAGTTCTAAATTCGGATTTAAAATGGCTCCAGATGCTCTGGATAATAAATTTTGAGCTCCAACAGCCTCTTGTGCTAAGAAAATTTTAAATGCTTCCCCGTAAGATTTATCACTTGCTAATTTTTTTAATGCTTCTTCCAATATTAATCCACCAGTTCTTCCGAATAATTCAAGATTGTTTTGTTGCATTAAATTTAAGGATGCAGAAGCTCCTAATGCCTGAACAGCATTTAATGTTGCTCCACTCCAATCTACACTATTACTGTCCGAAATACTTGGTTGAATTGGTAAGGTAACAGATCCAAGAGGATTATTTGAAAAATTTCTTGTGATTGTTTTCTGTCCAAGATTTGGATTTAAAGTTGCACCGACATATTCAAATAAACTAAATTTAATCCTATCTTGTTTATTTTTTTCTAAATCGGTGGGATAATAAAGATTTTTGTAGCTTTTTCTTGAGATTGCTGTTCCCACTTCTATGTTTATTGATTGGGGATTTTCTAATGCTGATTTTATTTGCTCATTGTCGGGTGATGCTGTACTACCCCCAGGTGTAATTTGAGAAGCCGGTAATGCGGTATGTTGAACTTTTGGCATTCCAGGAAATAGATTATTTTTTTGATCTTGAGTAAAATTTTTGTTTATATAAGCAGCTCTTTGAGATCTTGATTCTGAGGCTAATTTATTAATTATGAATGATTTTCCTGCCGAATCAAAAGTATCAAAAGTAGATTTGTAAGAATCTACTAAAGTGTCTCTGTAAGAATATGTTTTTTTACCATCTGCACCAATTTTAACTTCTGGATCTGATCTAATTACTGCATCTTTTTGACCAAGATTTGTAATATCATAGGTAACCGATGCCCCTGTTTTTTTATTGACTTCAGTTTGGTATGTTTTAATAGCACCCAGAGATGGAGATAGTGGATATATCAATGTTTGAATATTTGGATCTGCCATCAGATATTCTCCTCAATTACAAGAGGATAAGTCATCTCAAATTTTTGTAGAGTATGAGACATTTATAAGTAGTTTTTATTTATTTATTCTAAATTTTGAATAATTAATTCCTTTCATAAATTCAATTTCATTATTATAAACAACATGTAATTGTCCAGCGACTTCATTCCAAGTGTAATTTCTTATACATTGGGAGGGATCTACATCTTGCCAGTGAAAATTAAGTCCCCTAAATCCCCAAGAAAATACCTGAAGAGCAGCAATTAATGGATGTTGATCGTATTTCATTTTTGGAGTTTTTGCATTGTATATAAACGTATAATATTTTCCTGGTTCTGGAATTATTTCTAAATCTCTGAACACAGAAATAATTTCAATCATAATTTCTTCTGAATCTGTAATATCATCTATCTTAGTCTTTAAAATTTCAACTCTAGATTTTGGTTGTGCTCTTTGATAATCTCTATCATTTTCAATTAAGGATATTAATTGTTCTTTAGTTAATGATTGATAGTTACCAATCGCACCTCTTCCAGAAGCAGTCTGATAATATATTGTATATTGCTGTGCAATACTAATTAGTTCATTTTTTGAATATTCATTGAGTGATTTTTCGTATCCTGAAAGTGCCATTATTTGATACCTAACTCGTCTTCGGTAATGATTTTAAATTCTAACAGACGATCTTTGCACCATTCACTTGCTGCTTTCCACTTTGCTTGATTGACTGCATAAGTTTTTGCTTCATATAAAAATGATTTAGTAACTCTTGATTTTGGTTTTGGTGGTATAGTTTGTTTTTTTGGTTTTACCTCAATCACATATGTTTTAATTTCGCCAGTTTGTTCTTTAACTTTAATAATGAAATCTGGGAAATATCTATGCACACGATTATCGACAGGTGACACATAGGGCACAAAAAATTCTTCACTGCCCCAAGAAATTATATTTTCATTTAAATCGCACCATCTACAGAAACGTCTTTCCCAACTACTTCTGCATATAATATTATTAACATCACCTTTATATTTTTTAGGATACTCTGGTTTATACAGACTTTTGATACTTTCTGCCATTTATCCTAACTACATAATATACCAGTAAAAGTATTTATAGGCACATGGCAGTAACGCCAGAGTATCCAAAACCAAAAACATTATCAAGTTTGAAAGCATCCTTGCTTCGTCCTGCATTAACATCTCACTTTCAGTGTTGGTTTCAACCACCCGAACCCGCTAAAAAATGGATTTCTGAAAAATCTAGGGCAGGATTGGGAGCCCCTTACAATGGAAATGAGGATTTTATTTCTGTATCCTGTTCTGAAGCATCTCTTCCTGGTTCTTCTCTAGCAACTCATGAAATTAATAATGATCATACCGGGGTAACTGAAAGACATGTATATAGAAGACAATATGATGATAGGGCATCATTTACTTTTTATGTCGATCATGACTATAACATCATTTATTTTTTTGAAAACTGGATGTCGTTTATTGTGAATGAACAATTTGCCGAGGGACTAGAATCGGAAGATTTTTTCTATAGAGTTAATTTTCCAAAGGATTATAAAACAACAATTATGATTAATAAATTTGAAAGAGATTATTCTGGAAGAATTCTTAAATATGATTTTATCAATGCATATCCAATTAGCATTGATTCGATGCCAGTCTCTTATGATTCATCTCAATTATTAAAATGTACAGTATCATTCAATTATTCAAGATATGTTGTTAGTACTGATCTGAATGTTAGACCGACTACTACAGAACCAGAATTTGGACCTATATCAGGATTTCCTGGTGGAATACCAACTAGTCCTACGGGGCGTCCTCCGTTAGGAAATACTGAAACCGCCTAATAAATAATCACACTGAAACATCTATAGGATATTATGCCTTTACCAAAAATATCTACGCCAACATATGAGTTGGAATTGCCTTCGTCTGGACAAACGATTCAATACAGACCTTTTCTAGTTAAAGAAGAAAAACTTTTAATCTTAGCACTTGAGAGTGAGAATACAAAAGAGATTACAACTGCAATTAAAAATGTAATCAAAGCTTGTATTCACACAAAAGGAATTAAAGTAGAAACTCTTCCTACTTTTGACATCGAATATTTGTTTCTCAATATTCGCGGTAAGTCTGTTGGAGAAGAGATTGAAGTTAATATCATCTGTCCTGATGATGGGGAAACTTATGTCCCTGTAAAGATTAGCATTGATGATATTCAAGTCCAAAAGAAAGAGGAACACACAAATAAAATTAAAGTTGATGCTTCAATTGTGATGGAAATGAAATATCCATCACTTGATCAATTCATTAAAAATAATTTTGATTTTAGTTCTGATAACTCAATGGATCAATCTTTTGATTTAGTTGCATCGTGCATTGATAAAATTTATAACGAAGATGAAGTTTGGGCTTCTGCGGATGTAACTAAAAAAGAATTGGTGGATTTTCTTGAGCAAATGAATTCAACTCAATTTAAAGAGATTGAAAAATTCTTTGAAACGATGCCAAAACTTTCTCACGAAATTAAAGTTAAGAATCCTAAAACCGAAGTGGAGAGCACTGTTGTGCTG